TGGATATACAACGAGAGATAGTTAGTGTTGAGGAAGTACACAGTACCTTCTGGGCAATATGGGTCTGGATAGATTGGTACGCCAGCAACCATCAAGGCACGGAATGCTGCTTGAGGGCCGTTAGTGTCAGAATCAAATCCTGAGCCGGGGGTGATGACATATTGTTCTTGACCTACGAAGTCTTGAGCCAACAATGTCCAAGTACCAAATCCGCAAACACCAAATGAAGGCATTTCAGCACCGTTCTTCACAGTACCAGAAATGTATTGCAGGATGTTTTGACGAGTTGGGTTTACAGAACCAGCAGCGTACTGCTTAGACTGCCACCAAGTGTAAGTAGAGCGGTTGATGTTGCCGTATGTGCCAGAAGAGGACACAGCAGCAGGTAAACCGATAAACTGTTGGGTGTTAGTCGTGTTGTTGTACAAGGCAGTTGCCATTGCGTCCATCATCACGTTGGTTGCATCGTTCATACGAGCTTCAATCAACGGGATAATCGCTGCATCTTGTTGAACTGCGCCTTCCATGCCCAAGAATGGGACTGGAGAAATCATCAATTTCAAGTCAAATTCAGCGTTGTAAGCGCCTTGTTGTACTGACGGCTGGGCAAAAGAGCCAGAGTAGTCAGACCACTGAGCGTTCACGAACTGTGCACCCTGTACAGGTACGGTTACAGAAGAAACACCGCCGGAGGCTTGCTGACTGTTGGCAATCAGGGCCGCCATGAGGGGTGTCGAGTTGTAAAGCTGGACAACCAGCTTGGGGATGAAGGCTCTACGAGTTACATAGGTCAATTCATTGAACTGACTCGACCCTGTTGCTGGTAGGATGCCGCCGCCAATAGCCATAAGGCCTCCTTAGTTTAAAAAAATACCCTCTTACAGCCCAATGGGTCTTTGCGGTTTACGCAAGTCATTGAGTGCATTCATCGCTTCATTGCGAGCGGCTGCTGCCGGATTCTTCCAATACTTGTTCAGGTCAAATTGCTTGACGGCTGAGGGGTTGTACCCAGAAGAAGTCGGAACTGCCGCTTGCTTCATCCACTGATGATACTGTGCTGCTGTCTCATGGTTTGTGATACCTTGCTCCAGCATAATTTTTTCCACGTCACCAACTTCAGACTCAGAAGAGATTAAACCCTTCTACATCAAAGAAGTACGGCGCTTATTGAGTTCTTCAATAGCGTCCCGCTCACGCAACTTTGCTTCCAAGGCTTGCACACGCTCTTCCGACTTGTTGACGGCTCTTTGTGTGTAGTCTTCTATTTCTAGTTCGGGGATTGGCAGGTCAGGTTTGACCTTCTTTGTCATCCGCAGGAAGTCTTTGCGAGTTGCAGGGTTCTCTGCAAGTTGCTGTGCAAGCGCAGCTAACTCGTCTCGTGCTTCTAGTGAAATGTTTTCTAGTGACATGTGTTTACCCTCTTTATACGATTAGATTACTTTTTTGCCGTCACCGGGCTTTTGAACAGCCATGCCAGTCTTGCCAACTTTGGCTGCGCTGTTGAGGCCGCCTAATTGAGAAAAACGTGGGGTGTTGGTGACTACGCCATTTTGCTGATTGTTGTCAGTAGGACGGCGGGGGGAAGAGTTGCCACGGGGCTTAAATAAATCCATTTTGGACTCCTTACATTGGTGGTGGTGTTGGTGCGCCACCCATAGATGGCATACCGGGGATTGGCGCTTGTGACATCGCTTTACCTTCTGGCGAAGCGCCACCAGCTTGAGGTAAGGTCTGCAACATCTGAAGAATCTCAGACTGCTGAAGTTCGTTTGTTTTGTTCTTGCGTGCGCCAAGGATGCCTGTCAATGTGCGGATAGCACCCAAAGCCTTTTGTCCTTCTGGAGTCTCTGAGCCAAGAGCGGGGAGAGACTGCTCCAATAAATCCATTGCCATGCCTAAGTTAATCATGGCTGCCTCTTTGCTACCCATCTTTGGTTCTGGGGTAGACATGGGCGAGGACATTGGGGGAGTAGAAGCGTCTGAGACTGCTTCTTGAGGAGCGTTCATTTCTGTGGGCATACTGAGGCCAGAAGGGGAGCCACCACCTGCACTGCGGGGGCCTTTCATTAACTCCATCAATTTGTCCTGCGGAACACTCATATTTACTCCTTGTGCGAGTTTGTAACCACTTACAAACTTCTTGTCAATAGGTGGGGAGTATTTTATGTCGACTCCCCAAAGACAAATCCTTACGGATTACTTGCGGCTTTTACGGCCTTTACGAGCTTTACGCATAGTCTTCTCCATAGTTGAAGGCGGCGAACTATTTTTTGTAGGGAAGTAAGCCACACCCTTTATCACTCTTACGAGTAATTCTTACCGTCTGGTCTTACGACCACGTTTTGCAGTTCTGTACATATCATTTCCTTAGTTCATGAACGGCGGGAGTAATCACGTTGATTCCTGCCGGAGTAGTTTTTAACGCCTTGATTGCGGTATGTCAAGCCCGGCGCAGATTCTGTTCTCTTGAGTGAGTCAGTGCTCACTCTTGGTTGGTCAGCCTTTGGTGCTGTTTGTCCTTGTGTAGCCATCATCCCACCTGTTTTAAGTCTGGTTTACCCTCTGCTTTAGGAGGCGGCTTTTGCGCTTGTTGTTGCGCTTGTGCTGCCTCCTGCTTTGCTTCCATCTTCTTGAGACGGTCTTTCAATAATTGTTTCATTGGAGGTTCAAGCAAGTCAAGCAGTGACTCTTTGTCAATAACTTGTGACTTGAACAAGTTAAAAGCAAGTTGTCGCATGTCTTCCATGAAGATTGGAGAATTGGAGTGAGCGTCCACTTTCACCACAAAATCTTTGGTGAACTGTTCAGCAATGAACGGTCTACCTTCCATATCTTTGAAGTGCGTGTTGTCGTACACCTGCATACACTTGAGATACAGGGTAGCCAACTTCTCTAGGCTGTCTTCAATGATGAGGGCACGTTTCTTAGCACGGCTAGAACCTAGTCGGGCAAGTTGTGAGGCGTGACCAGAAGAGCGCACACCTGCTTCACCCTTGCCTTGCAAGACGTTACCAATGCCTGAGACTTCCTCAAACATGGCATCTATCTTGTCAATCTCTCTGAAGAGGTCAGGCGGTATTTGCGGAGCCATACGCTCTACTTTGGCATTAGGCATATCACTAGCGAGTAAGCCACCAGCACGGTTGAGTGCAAAGTTCTTCTCGTCAATCATGCCTGTAAAGCCTATCAAGGCAGTAGGAGGCGAGACTTGTTTTGACAACAGGTCTAGTATTTCTGTCATGCGCTTGTTGCGGAGTTCTTGTAGGAACACCATACGTTGAACTTCACTGCTACCCCAGTAGTAGTCGTAGAGCGGGTTAGGACAGACTTGCACAAATGGCAACTCGCCTTTCAAGAACACTTGTTCTCCGGGGCGGTCATAGATGATGATGTCGGGGTCAGCCTTGGTGACTACTTGGTAGTCTTTGGTGTCATCGTTCCACACCCACAGCTCTGTCATCTCTACTGTGTCTTCTGCAACGGTAGCCTTGTACTTGTTCATGCCAGCCAAGTCGAGATTGACGTTACCGTACATGGTTGGGTTGACCTGCGACATCAAGATGCGCTCTATGCCGTTTGCTACGGGGGTGCGTTCATGCTGTGTAGAGTTAACTCGCTCAACAATTTGCTCACGCTTGGGGTGAGAGTAGAGGCGGTCATATAACTCAGACTTAGTGATGTAGTAGGTCTGAACAATAGCTTCTTGTCTGTCTGTGTAAGGAGTGTCCTCACGCAACACGCCTATACAAGAAGGCTCCACCATGTAGGGGTGAATGCCATTCTTCATGACAAGTTTGACAAAGGTTGAGTTGTACGCAAGTGCCCACGTTACGGCGGTAGAGAACACTTGGTCACCGTTGCTGTTGAGCCACTCGTCATTGAGGGCACGAGTTAGCGATGGAACTTTTGTCTGCTCGCTATCTGGGACAGCAGCTCCTGTGTTGATAGAGAACCTTGTTGTCTCTGCTGAGTAGAGGAACGAGGTGAGCTGGTCAATGTGCGGATAGATTTTGTTGAAGAGGGCGGGGGTGTCGGACGGCCCGTTACCAAACAAATACCAACTACGCAGAGATGAGTAATCGTCTTTACGCTCGTCACGAGAGACTAGACACTTTTGAATAAGGTCAAGATAGAAGAGTTCCCTGTCTAGCGCATTGGTAGGTATTCTCATGATTTCTTCACAGTCAAGTTTTCGTGGTCAGCCAGATAGCTTGCTGGCGCTGGGCCAGTTAAGTTACCCGCAGAGCGAGGGTTAATTCCCACCGATTCTCCGTTAACAGATTTAAATTGTCCACCCATAACGGATTTCATGTTGATATTACCTCCACTGCCCCAGATTACGGAGTCACCGGGACGCTGTTCTTTTGCTTGCATCTTGTTGTTGTGCTCCATAGCGGCTGTAGCCTCTGCAAACTGCTTGTCATTGAGTTTGTTATTGCGCTTCATGTAGCCTTCTTGGTACTCACCCTCTCTGGTAGTCTTAATATCGGTCATACCAAAGTCAAGCGCCAAGTTTTTAACGGTTCTCTCCGTTCTTTTGGTCTTTTCGGACTTTATGCCTACTGGTTTAAGGAAAACAACGGAAATATCCCCTGTACAGGGCTTGCAAGGGCATTTTTCCTCCCTTGACTCAAATATTCCGTGTTGTGTACAAAAATAGTCCTTAAGAACTGCCATATTACCCCCTGAGTGCTTCGTTTAGGTCTGATTCGCTGTAATCGTGTCGGTTGACCATGCCAACACGCAGTTTGATGCCGTCTGACGTTACTTTTAACCCCAAACCATGAATAATTGGGGCTTGTGGTTGCTTTCTGTAGTCCACATAGCGGGTGTTGTCGATACGTTTCATTATCTTGACCGCCCCTGCTTTCCACTGCATATAGGCTTTGTTGACCCTACGTTGGATGTGTTCCGTGAGTGGATGGGCTTCATACTCAAAAACATCCCGAAAATGGGCAGTTGAAACCCCTGCAAGCTCACAAAAGAGGTTAATAGAGATACCTCTGTTCTTGTCAGCAATAAAGCGTTTCATCTGGCGCTTGAGTTCAGCCTTCGGTAATGCTCGCATTTTTCTCCACCGTAAAGCAAAGATACTTCTCAGGGATTTTCTTTCCCTCTTGCATTAACTCAAACTCAAAATAAGATGAGTCTTTAATGGTAAACCCTGACTTTGAGAGTAATGCCGCCCACATTCTGTCTCCAAGAACAGAATAATGATTAGGGTTGAACTCAAAACCCCGCAAGCATTCTGGTGCTGGGACTTCTATGTACATTTTTGAGCCTGTGCGTAGCACCCTGTTGAACTCGTAGAGGGTAAACAGGGGGTATGGAGAGTGCTCTAGAGCTTGTCTGCACCAGATGAAGTCAATGCTATTGTTGGCAATAGGTATGAGGTCAGACATATCTGCCTGTATGGTGGCGTGCTTCTTGGCGTTACAAGCGTCCACATCCTCTTTGTTGTAGGTCACACCAATGATGTTGGTGTAGCCAAGTTCTTTTACGCAGTCCATGAACGTGCCCTGCCCACAACCTACATCAAGTATGTAAGCACTAACTTCTAGTTCTTGCTTCTTGAAAAAGGTGTCTACCATTTTGGGGATTAACTGAGTGTGAAAGTTCCCAACTTCCGGCTCAGAATAAACGGTAGTGAGTGCTAACTTAGTGTAGCGATTGAATTTACCCTGCTCCATACATTCCTATTCGTTTTAGGTAGTCACTTACATTTCTTCCCACCGCCACCTGTTCTGGTGTGAAGTCTTCTTGTTTCTGTGATATTTCTCTTGTAATCTTTGCCATGATGAGTCGGGGCTGGACTTGCTCTGCCCAAGCAACGGTAGCCAGCGCACAGGCGATTACTCTATCGTCTTTGGCTCTTCCGGGTGCGCCTATGAAGCCGTCCTCACGCACGATGGTCTTCATCTCTTCTAGGGTATCCATACTTCGTATGGTCATCATCTGTCTCTCAAAAAAGTCTTTCATGTATTGCAACATGCGCTCTTTACTATTGCTTGTGGTTAGGTAACCAATGCTGTTAGAGAGTCCACCAAGGGTGTCGTTTCTTCTCCAGATGTAGTTGGTCATTGACCCCAACACATCTAGCAGACCTCTGCCTAGTGCTCCACCAGTGGCTACGGCTTGTCGTTTGAGGTTACGTATCTCGTTGATGACAGATTGACCGGGGCCGTTGACCTCAAGGTTCAAGGTACTGTTCTTGTAAGCGCCAGCAAGGTGGGCGATGACCCAAGCAAACTGGTAGGTGTTCATTTCGCTTGTGGCGAACTCGGCAACTTGGTCAAGACCGTCAGCATAGCAGCGAAAGACTTGGATGCAGAATCTGTCAGCCCAGTCTGAGCTTCCGTAAGCAGGGTCAGCACCGATGACGTAATACGCTGTGTCGATTGGCTCTTCCCATATCTTGAGTGTGCCAAGGCGCTCTGTTGACGGGATAACTTCTGTGTCTTGGAAGAGTTGTCCAAAGATGTAGCGGAAATGGTCTGGTTGTTCTTTCTTGGCTTGTTTGGCAGCATCTGTACACCTACTGTTAGAGAAGAAACTTGTACCTGTCATGACAAAGGCGTAGTCTTCAGTAGGCGGGAACTCCTGATACATCAGGCTCTCATCCTTTATACCCTCTGCCATCTTCCAGCGCCACCAAGCCATTTGACGGGAGTTAATCTCAAACCCGTACAACTTCTTGATGTCTTTGTGCCATTCCTTCTCTTCCCCTGTGAGCTTGCCATCCCAGTACACCTTGTAGATGTTGGAGTCAGCGGGGACAGAATAGTATTCGTTACGCCACCAGCCACAAAAGATTGCCCTCTGTGTACGTGCTGCTTTGGCGGTCTTGTACATGTCGTGGAACATGTTGAAGCCTTGGGCAGTGCTCTCGAACATGTAGAGGCGCTCTTCGTTCTTTTCTGCAAGAGAGGCTATCAGGGAGGCTAATCCTTCTTCGTTACCCCACGAGGCTGTCTCCGTGCCATGCAGATAAGTGATAGCTTTACCTTGCCCCAGACGAGACTTATTGCCAGCGATTTGATAGAACAGTCGACTTCTGTTTTTGAGAACCATCTGGTTCCTGTTATGGGCAACCAGCGGAATCTTGTACTCTCTGGGTAGGCCGTCCATGTACATCGCAAGAGTTGACCGGAACATATCCCTGTTCTCTTCTGTATCTGCAACCAGTGTTCCCTGCCAGCCGGGGTGAGTAAATTGCCAGTAGAGGTCGAGAGCAAGGGAAATAGTTGTGATGCCAAGCTGCCTACCTTTGAGGATAACAAAGAAGTGGACATCCTCATCTAATCCTTTCTGTATTTCTTCCATGACATACGTCTGCGTGCCCAAGAGCTTACCCATCTTTTTCAAGCCCTCTTCCTTTGTCTCAATCTTGAGTTCGGAACAGAACTTGTAAAACTTCTTCAGGTCAAAATTCATTTCATCTTTTCTAGTTGCCAGTCAGCAATAGTGCGACACACCTGCTTGCTCTTTGCACATGCTATCAATTCCTTGTAAAACAAGGCGCTGTACTTCTCTTCCCACTCCGCAGCTAACTTCCTCTTACTAGCCTTGCTAATGCAAGATCACGCCCTGTTCATTTCCCGCTTCAACCTCTGGCGTGAGTTGTAAAGCTCTTGTTGTATATCCTTGCCTGTATCCATATTCATACGCCTCTTGTACAACCTCCCTTGTCTGGCAAAGACGAGTAGCCAGCGTCACCACTAGGTAGCGCAACTCATCCTCCTCCATCCACAAGAGTTCTGTCACTTTAAGCCACCCTCCACACCCTTATCAAACCATCCTCAGTCTTGGCAGTAAACCGCCAACCTAGACGCTTACTAGCCCTGTAGTTGGCATTCAACACCTTCTGCCTAGCAGACACAGGCACAGTAAAACTATCCCCCACATCCCTCTCCTCATAAGGATAGGCATACACAACCCTCGGCGTAGGCAT